ATGTGGCGTAACATCGCGTCCAACGCGCTGTCGTTCCTGATTGTTCTGCTGTTTGTTCTGGGGGGCGTCGTCCTCTGGGGCAAATCGCAGTATCGCGCCGAAGGCCCTCTGGAGCAGGCGATCTGCCTGGAGGTGCCGAGCGGGACGAACTTCCGTCGCGTTGCGGACAATCTGGATCAGCAGGGCGCGATTTCGTCCAAGATGATCTTTAACATGGGTGTGGATTACACAGGCGCGAGCAACCAGCTCAAAGCGGGTAGCTTTATCGTGCCTGCTGCGTCTTCGATGGAATCGATCATTGATATCGTGACCCGCGGTGGGCAGAGCACATGTGGCACCGAAATTCTCTATCGGATCGGCGTGAACGCGGCGACCGTAGAGGTCCGCCAAATGGACCCCGAAACCGCCCGCTATGACGAGGTCGCGGATTTCGAACTCGGTTCTGAAGTGCCCGAGATTTACACCACCGTGGCTGGCCAAAACGACACCCGTTTCCGTATCGCCATCGCCGAAGGTGTGACCAGCTGGCAGATCATGACCAGCCTCAATGCCATTGATACGCTCGACGGTGATGTCGATGTGATCCCTGCTGAGGGCTCTTTGTCCCCCGACAGCTATGAATTTACCAAAGGCGCGAGCGTTGCCGACATCCTGTCCCGCATGGAGGCCGCACAGGCCACCATCCTAGCGCAGGCATGGGAAAACCGTGCCGATGGGCTACCGTTCGACACACCCGAAGAGGCGCTGACACTTGCCTCTATCGTGGAAAAGGAAACGGGCATTGCATCGGAACGCCCTTTGGTCGCTTCGGTCTTTATCAACCGACTGGAACAGGGCATGCGCCTCCAAACGGACCCGACCGTGATCTATGGCATCACCAAAGGCCAAGGCACCTTGGGTCGTGGCCTGCGCCAGAGCGAACTCCAACGCGAAACGCCCTATAACACCTATGTTATCAACGGCCTCCCGCCGACCCCAATCGCTAACCCCGGTAAGGCCAGCATCGAGGCGGTTCTGAACCCAGAGCAGAGCGACTACATTTTCTTTGTCGCCAAAACGTTGAACCCTGCGGATGGTCACGTCTTTGCGGCCACTCTGAACGAGCATAACCGCAACGTCGCCGCCTACCGCGCATTGGAGCGTGCAGCGAACTGATGCGAACGGTCGGTTAACCGGTCTTTCGCACCCTTCGGGTAAAGTCATCACAGGCTAGAAGACGCAGGGCGGTCCTTTTGGGTCGCCCTTTGTCGTTTCTCGATCTGGCGGGGCAACCGATAGGGAACAACCAATGATAAATCGGGACCAACAACAGGCAGACCAAAAGCGATCACGCCTCTCAGAGGTGAGCGAGGTCTACGACAGCACCCTGAAACTACTGCACGAATTGATCGCAGAGGCAGAGGTCGGCAACACCGACGCGCCGAAAAAGGCCACCGCACAACTCGCTGTTTTGCAAGAAATGTTCGTGCGGGTCCGCAAAGCCGAAGAGGCATTCCACGACAAATACAAAGAGGGTCCAGAGAATGGAGAAATCGACTTTGACGCCGTGCGGGTGTCACTCGGGTTCAGACTTGATCGCATCAGGGACGCCCACAGAGCAGACGCAGTTTCTGAATAAACTCACTCAGGCAGAGCTTCGCGCTCTGCCCTTTTTGTTCGACTTCTGGGCCTTGGACCATCAGGTGCCGCCATCTGGCGATTGGCGCACATGGGTGATCCTTGGTGGGCGAGGGGCGGGCAAAACGCGGGCAGGGGCCGAATGGGTGCGGTCTCAGGTCGAAGGCTCGCGCCCGATGGACAAGGGCCGTGCCGCCCGTGTCGCCATTGTCGGTGAAACCTATGATCAGGCGCGCGAGGTGATGATCTTTGGCGACAGCGGGATCATGGCCTGTTCGCCCCCTGATCGTCGCCCGACATGGATCGCGGGGCGCAAGATGCTGCAATGGCCCAACGGCGCCATCGCGCAGGTCTTTTCCGCATTTGACCCCGAAACCCTGCGCGGCCCGCAATTCGATGCGGTCTGGGCGGACGAGGTCGCAAAATGGAAAAAGGGGCAGGAAACTTGGGATATGATCCAATTTGGCCTGCGGCTTGGCGATGATCCACGGGCTTGCGTGACGACCACACCGCGCAATGCCTCCGTGCTGCGCGGGATACTCGACCGCGAGAGCACTGTGGTGACCCATGCGCCGACCTCTGCCAACCGCGCCAACCTCGCGGCGGGGTTCCTGGATGAAGTGCAGCGGCGCTATGCGGGGACCCGCCTTGGTCGGCAGGAATTGGACGGCGTTCTTTTGGCTGATGCCGAAGGCGCACTTTGGACGTCCCATATGGTCGAAACTTCGCGGGTTGACCGTATTCCGCAGTGCGACCGTGTTGTTGTCGCCGTCGATCCGCCCGTCACAGGGCACAAGGGATCGGACGATTGCGGGATTATCGTAGCGGGCGTTGTGACCGATGGCCCGCCGCAAAACTGGCGCGCTTATGTGATTGAGGACGCGACCGTCTCTGCCGCCTCACCCTCGCAATGGGCTCAGGCGGCGGTCGATGCGCTCCACCGTCATGGGGCCGACCGTATGGTGGCCGAAGTGAACCAAGGCGGCGCATTGGTCGAAGAGGTCGTGCGCCAAATCGACCCGCTCGTCCCTTATCGCCCCGTTCGTGCGTCCAAAGGCAAGGTCGCCCGCGCCGAACCCGTCGCGGCCCTCTACGAACAGGGGCGGGTGCATCATGGCCGCAACCTTGGCCCGCTAGAGGATCAGATGTGCCTGATGACAGCAAACGGGTTTCAGGGGCAGGGCTCTCCAGACCGAGTCGATGCTCTCGTTTGGGCGCTCTTTGATCTGGTGATCGCCCCTGCCGCAACATGGCAAGCGCCCCGTGTGCGTCACCTTTGACGCCCTGTTGCGCCCCCCTACGCACGCTGCGTTGGGGGGATGTGAACACCTTTCCTGCATATTGGCTCCAACGACGCATTGGGGCGGAAACGAAGGAGCGATGGATGTTTGACTTTCTAAAGCGTGGCACGGCGCAAGATGCCCCTGTTGAGGCCAAAGCCTCGGCCACGGGCAAGGTGCTGGCGATGGGGGTTGGCCGTGCTGTCTGGTCTGCCCGCGATACGGTGACGCTGACTAAATCGGGGTTTACCCGCAATCCTGTGGGCTTTCGTGCGGTGCGCATGATCGCAGAAGCCGCCGCCGCGCTGCCCTTGATCCTACAAGACCGCGACCGCCGTTATGATGCGCACCCCGTGGCTGACCTCCTCGCCCGTCCGAACGCTGCTCAGGGCCGCGCTGAACTGCTCGAGGCGGTCTACGGCTATCTTCTCTTGTCGGGCGACGCTTATCTAGAGGCCGTGGGCGATGGGACCCTTCCCGTTGAACTGCACGCCCTGCGTTCCGAACGCATGTCCATCGTCCAAGGCGCAGATGGCTGGCCCATCGGCTACGACTACACCGTTGCGGGCAAAAAACACCGCTTCACAGTGGGCGACGGCGCAAGCCCGATCTGTCACATCAAATCCTTCCACCCGCAAAACGACCACTACGGATTTTCCCCGCTCGAGGCCGCAGCCTCTGCCATCGACGTGCACAACGCCGCGTCCAACTGGTCCAAGGCACTCCTTGATAACGCGGCACGTCCATCGGGCGCGATTGTCTACAAAGGCGCGGATGGTCAGGGCAGCCTCAGCAGCGACCAATACGACCGTCTCTTGCACGAGATGGAAACCATGCACCAAGGTGCGCGCAACGCAGGCCGCCCGATGCTGCTAGAGGGGGGACTCGATTGGAAACCGATGGGCTTTAGCCCCTCGGATATGGAGTTCCAGAAAACCAAAGAGGCCGCCGCCCGCGAGATCGCGATTGCCTTTGGTGTGCCGCCGATGCTGCTCGGTATTCCGGGGGACGCGACCTATGCCAATTACCAAGAGGCCAACCGCGCGTTTTATCGCCTGACCGTCCTGCCTCTCGCCACGCGTGTGACTTCGGTCATTGCCGATTGGCTGTCGGATTTCACGGGTGAACGCATCGACCTTCGGCCCGACCTCGACCAGATCCCAGCGCTCGCCACCGAACGCGAGGCCGCATGGCGTCGCGTGGGCGATGCAACCTTTCTGACGGCGGCGGAAAAACGGGCGCTCTTGGGCCTGCCCGCGATTGAGGTAGGCGATGCAGGATAACATCGTGCCGCTCCCCAATCGCCCCGCACCCGTGAACGATTTTTGGTTCGCCCAACTCGAAGCCCGCCTGAGCCGGATCGAGGCCATCGTAGCCAAAGTCGAAAGCCTCTTGTGGCTGGTCATCGCCTCTTTTGCGCTGATCTCTGGGCTGGAACTCATCCGTATCGTGACAGGATAGAATGATGGAATTAGAACATAAATTCAGCCGCTTATCGTGCGATATTGCGCTAAAGGACGGCCATATCATCGAAGGTTACGCATCCCTCTTTGATGCTGTCGATCAGGGCAACGATGTGGTGGCCCGTGGCGCCTATGCCGCATCTTTGGCGAAACGGTCGGGCGTTAAAATGCTCTGGCAACATGACCCCGCGCAGCCCATCGGTATCTGGGACGAACTCCGCGAGGACGACCGTGGCCTCTGGGTCAAAGGCCGTATCCTCACTGATGTGGAAAAGGGCCGCGAGGCTGCCGCACTCATCGCTGCGGGCGCCATCGACGGGCTGTCCATCGGCTATCGCACGGTGAAATCTACGAAAACCAACCAAGGCCAGCGCCTCTTGACCGAGGTCGAGTTGTGGGAAGTGTCGCTCGTCACCTTTCCGATGCTGCCCGAGGCGCGTGTTGCGGGCAAATCCGACGAGGCGCTGACCACTGATCTGCGCGATCTGGCCGATGCGTTTCGGCAGGCGAGCGCCGCGCTGATCCCCGACTAACCGACCCATCCGAGAGGACCGAAAATGACCAAACCCGAGGCCACCCCTCGGGCCGGAGAAGACATGTCTCCGGTCCAAGACCTGAAATCGGCGATCACCGATTTCGTAAGTGAATTCAAACAGTTTTCTAATGGCGTTCACGCCAAACTTCAGCAGCAGGAAGACCGCATGACCAAATATGACCGTAAATCCCTGATGGCGTCACGCCCCGCGCTTTCGGGCGCTGAGATGATCGAGGCCCCACACCAAAAGGCCTTTGCCGCTTACCTTCGTTCGGGCGAAGACGAGGGTCTTCGTGATCTGCCGCTTGAGGGCAAGGCGATGTCGACCGCTGTTGCGGCGGATGGTGGCTACCTCGTCGATCCGCAGACCTCTGACACGATCAAATCGGCGCTAACCGCGACCGCATCCATCCGCGCAATCGCCAGCATCGTCACCGTTGAATCGACCTCGTATGACGTGCTGATCGACCATACCGAAATGGGCTCGGGCTGGGCGAATGAGGCCGCGAACCTGTCCGAGACCGCAACCCCGCAGATCGACCGCATCACCATTCCCGTCAACGAACTCTCGGCGATGCCGAAGATTTCGCAACGTCTACTTGATGACAGCGCCTTTGATATCGAAGGCTGGCTCGCTGGCCGCATCGCCGACAAATTCGCCCGCTCCGAAGCGTCTGCTTTCGTCAACGGTGACGGCGTGGATAAACCCAAAGGGTTCCTCGATTACCCGACCGTCGACGAAATGATCTGGACCTGGGGCAATATCGGCTATGTGGTCACAGGCACCGCTGGCGCGATTGATGACGGTGATCCGATCATCGAACTGGTCTATGCGCTGGGGGCTGAATACCGCGCCAACGCGACCTTTGTGATGAACTCCAAAACCGCAGGCACCGTGCGAAAACTCAAGGACGCCGACGGTCGTTTCCTTTGGTCGGATGGCCTGAGCCAAGGCGAACCTGCGCGCCTTATGGGCTATCCGGTTCTCATCGCAGAGGACATGCCTGATGTGGCTGCGGACGCTATGGCGATTGCCTTTGGTGACTTTGCCAACGGCTACACCATCGCGGAACGCCCTGACGTGCGCGTGTTGCGCGACCCGTTCTCGGCAAAGCCACATGTGCTGTTCTACGCGACCAAACGTGTGGGCGGCGCGGTGAGCGACTTTAACGCGATCAAACTGCTGAAATTCGGCACCGCCTAAGCGGGCTGATCCACGGGCGGCGGAGGCCGCCCCACGGTCCGCGCGGGTTTCCTGACCCCACTAGCATGTCCCCGCCCGAGAAGGGCCAGTGACCGCGCGGACCTCAACCGACCGGAATTTCGGAGAGATGTGATGATGTTAGTCGAACAGACCACGGTGCCCCTCGCGGCGCTTCCGGTCGCTGAATTCAAAGACCATTTGCGACTGGGGTCGGGCTTTGCCGATGATGGTTTGCAAGACGGCGTGCTGGTCGCGGCGCTCCGTGCCGCCCTTGCCGCGATTGAGGCCCGCACGGGAAAAATCCTGATCCAGCGCGATTTTAGCTGGACCGTTTATCGCTGGCGGTCGGCCTCTGACGCGGTGCTTCCCGTGGGGCCTGTCTCTGCCGTCACATCACTCACACTCATCGACCGTTTGGGCGCTGAAACGCCCGTGTCGCAGTCGTCGTGGGTGCTTGTCCATGACCTCCACCGTCCGCGGCTCGTGGCTTTGGGGCTTTCCTTGCCATTGATTGCGACAGGTGGCTCTGCACGGCTCGATTTCATCGCAGGCTACGGCCCGAATTGGTCCGACATCCCCGATGACCTGGCCCAAGCCGTCCTCATGCTCGCCGCTCATTTCTATGACTTCCGCCACGGCGAAACCGCTGGCCGTGACCTGATGCCGCCGATGGTGGCGTCGCTCGTCGAACGATATCGCACCCTGCGGTTGGGAGGCATGGAATGACCCTGCCGATCCTTTCGCGCAAACTCACGCTTGAAACGCCGATCCGTGTCGCGGATGGGGCAGGCGGCTACAGCATCGACTGGCAACCCATGGGCACGCTCTGGGCCGAGGTCAAAGCCCGCACTGGCGCCGAAGGATCAGGCGTCGCCGTCCCTTTGTCGAAATCTCGGTTCACCATGACCGTGCGCGCCGCCCCAATCGGATCGCCCTCGCGCCCGCGCCCTGAACAGCGGTTCCGCGATGCCTCACGCCTCTTTGCGATTGATGCGGTGGTGGAACGCGACGCGGATGCACGGTTCCTGACCTGCTATGTCACAGAGGAGGTCGCCGTATGACCTACGCCCTCTCTGCCGCATTGCAGTCTGCCGTTTATGCACGTCTCACCGATCAGATCACCGACACGCCCGTCTATGACGCGCTGCCCACAGGCACGCTGCCCGCGCTCTACATCACGCTCGGTCCCGAGGTGGTCAAGGATCGCTCTGATCAAACGGGCCACGGGGCGGATCACGATTTCAGCGTGACGATCGCCACGGAGACCGCAGGCTTTGCCACCGCGAAACTGGCGGCTGCGCAGGTGTCTGATGCGCTCCTTGATACGGTGCTGACGCTGACCCGTGGTCGCATCGTTTCGCTGAATTTCCTGCGGGCCACCGCGTCCCGCGTGGACGGCAGCAGTGTCCGCCAAATCACCCTGATCTTCCGCGCCCGCGTCGAAGACCTCTGACCCCTCACGACAGGAGAAATCCCATGGTAGCCCAAAACGGCAAAGACCTATTGATCAAGATGGACATGACTGGTGACGGTCAGTTCCAAACCACCGCTGGCCTGCGGGCCACGCGCATCAGCTTCAACGCGGAAACCGTGGATGTGACGAACCTCGACAGCCAAGGCGGCTGGCGTGAACTCCTCGCAGGGGCAGGGGTCCGTTCCGCGAGCCTCTCTGGCTCTGGCGTGTTCAAAGATGACGCCACCGACGAACGCGCCCGCCAGATCTTTTTCGACGGCCAGATGCCCGACTTTCAGGTGATTATCCCCGATTTCGGTACCATCGAAGGCCCGTTTCAGATCACTGCCATCGAATACGCCGGCACCCACAATGGCGAAGCGACCTATGAACTCTCCCTCGCCTCTGCAGGTGCGTTAACCTTTACGGCGGCCGTCTGATGGCGAACCCCCACGCAGGCGAAGTGACCCTGACCCTCAACGGCACCGCATACCCGTGCAAACTGACGCTCGGCGCCTTGGCCGAACTTGAGGCCGAGTTACAGACCGGAACGCTCATCGACCTGATCGACCGCTTTGATACAGGCGCGTTTTCCTCGCGCGATGTGTTGGCCTTGTGCGTTGCGGGTCTGCGTGGGGGCGGGTGGCGCGGCACCAGCGCCGATCTATTGACCGCCGATATTGCGGGCGGACCCGTGGGGGCGGCACAGGCGGCGGCCCTCCTGCTCGCCCGTGCGTTCACGCCGGTGGCCTGAATGGACTGGGCGGGTCTGATGCGGTTAGGCCTGCGCGGTTTGCGCCTGTCCCCGCGCGAATTTTGGGCGCTGACACCGGCAGAGCTCCTCCTCATCGCGGGGCTGGATGCCGCAACGCCCGCTATGGGCCGCGCCCGTTTGGCCGAACTGGCCACCCTTTATCCTGACGAAAGGACCACGAGATGAGCGATTTCGACCGCTTGGATGATCTGGACACGCAGCTTTCATCGCTGGAAACCAGCATGGGCGAGGCGTCCACGATGACCGCCGCCTTTGATGCACAACTGCGCGACATCCGCCAAACCTTGGGCGACACCACCCGCGATCTGGGCAATCTGGATGCGGGGTTTTCGCGTGGGCTGCGGCGGGCTTTCGATGGCGTGGTCTTTGACGGGATGAAGCTTTCTGACGCGCTGTCCACCCTGGGCAAGGCGATGTCGAACACCGTCTATAACGCCGCGATGAAGCCCGTGACGGATCACTTCGGCGGGATGCTCGCGGGTGGTCTGAATGCGCTGGTATCGTCCGTTATGCCCTACGCGCAGGGCGGTGCCTTTACCCAAGGCCGCGTCATGCCCTTTGCCAAGGGCGGCGTTGTCACCAGCCCGACCACATTTCCGATGCGCGGTGCCACGGGCCTCATGGGTGAGGCGGGGCCAGAGGCGATCATGCCGCTCACCCGCTCCGCCGACGGTCGTTTGGGCGTTCAGGCGCAGGGCGGTGGCACGGTCAACGTCACGATGAACATCACCACCCCCGACGTGCAGGGGTTCCAACGCAGCCAGAGCCAGATTGCCGCGCAAATGTCGCGCATGATGAGCCGTGGCCAACGCAACCGCTAAGGAGGCCACAATGGGGTTTCATGATATCCGCTTTCCCGTGTCGCTGTCGTTCGGCTCTGTCGGTGGACCAGAGCGGCGCACCGAAATTGTCACGCTCGCCAACGGTCACGAGGAACGCAATGCGCCGTGGGCCCATTCGCGTAGACGCTATGATGCGGGCCTTGGCCTGCGGTCGATGGATGACATCGACGCGCTGATCGCATTTTTTGAAGGCCGCAGGGGTCAGCTCTATGGGTTTCGGTGGAAAGACTGGGCCGACTACAAATCCTGCGTCCCGTCACGGGCACCATCGGGTATCGACCAACTGCTGGGCATCGGGGATGAGGTCACATCGACCTTTGCCCTGCGCAAACTCTACACCTCGGGCGCGGGCAGCTATGAACGCCCGATCACCAAACCCGTCCTTGGCACGGTGCTGGTGACGCTGGGCAATATCCCGCAGCAGGAAAGCATCGATTACACCGTTGATTACACGAACGGAGAGATCACCTTTGCCCACCCGCCAGACATTGGCGTGGACATCCGTGCGGGCTTTGAATTCGACGTGCCTGTGCGGTTTGACACGGACGCAATCCGCATATCTGCCGCGAATTTCAACGCGGGCGAGGTGCCTGATATTCCTGTGGTGGAGGTGCGCCAATGACGCTCTTCGCTCACCTTGCTACAGGCACCACTACCACCTGCCGCGCATGGGCCGTGACGCGGGGCGATGGCGTGACCTTAGGCTTTACCGACCACGACCGCGACCTGACATTCGACGGGATCACGTTTCGCGCAGACACGGGGCTGTCGGCGCAGGCGATCGAACAATCCACGGGTCTGTCCGTTGATAACACAGAAGCCATCGGCACCCTGACCGACACCGCCATCACAGAGGCCGATATCATCGCAGGCCGCTATGACGGGGCCGTGGTGCGGTTCTGGATC